AATTGTTACTCACAATATTACTCACATTTATTATTGTTGCAAAATAAAGGCCGCTAAATGCGGCCTATTTCATAATGCTTATCTTATGCACTTAGTGAATTAATATTATCACCTTCAGGACAAACAATACACTCCAATACATAACTATTCAGCCAATAGTTTTTTCGACCATCTTTCATTGGTGATTGTATACGTCCTTCTTTAATCCTTGCATATAACTCTTTTTCAGAAATATTCATACGTAATGCAAACTCACTAGTTGAGATTCTACGTTCTGTATTAGTTAAATCAATTGCAACTCCCATTTATAGAGTCTCCTTACTTTCCGCTTTAACTTTTTTCAACAAATCTTGAAGCTCTTTAATACCTGCAAAACGAATATCACCAATCCAAGAAAGATAGATTTTATGATCGCCCTTAAACATGAGATCGACTTCTAATCCATCAATACGAACAATTCTTGCTAATTCATTATCCTTTTTGGCGCCACATTGAAAGTTCACTGGTTGCTTCAGGAAAACATAATCACCTTGTTTGAATTCAAATAATTCACTCATCCCTCAGCTCCCGATACGTTTGGCACACTATGAAAATGCATCCAGTGAGAAGGCGGGTCATTGTGATAATTTGCCCATACACTATTTAAATCTTCATCAATAGTCATATAGTCTTGTTCGGGTGTGACATCAGGCGCATCTTCCCAACAAATAAGTACCATTATGTCAGTAGGAGGCCATTCATCATCCACGCTGATCCAAGTTGGCATAGCATGAGCTTTGGCTTTTTCTCGCATGAAACTAACGGCTTTTTTCCACATTGCCCAACCACTATTTACGCGGTGGTAAATTTCTAAAATATCCTCTTCACTTAGTTCGGTTTTAATATCTTCAGCTATTTCAAAACATCCACCAATCATGTCAAATTTAAGAACTTCTAAATGATTTGGAAGCCAATATTTTTCTTTGAAATAAGGTAATTGTTCTGCCCAAAATGCTTCTTTAGTTTTTAAATCAATCATTCATTAGCTCCAGACTCAACAACTAGTGGTAATTCCATCCAGCGATCAGGTTTCGGATTATCTCCACCACAACATCCGCAGCCGTGGTAATCCAGAAAAAGTGGACGAAATTTTTTATCATCTTGGTCCCATTGACCCTGAAATATTCCTTCATCGTTTCGGAGTAAGATTGTTCTGTCTTTAGGTGCAGTTTCGATAGGTTGCCATGTGGTTAATTTCGCTTTTTCCATCCAGACTTCCTGCATTAATTCAATGTCGTTATAACTAATTGTGCAGCCAGCTTCACGAACCAAATTTGTTAAAACACCTAAACTATTCCAGCCAACTTTAACTACACCTTTTGTTTTAAGAAATCTTTGAAAAGCTTCTCTTTCTTTATTCAAATCAATCACGCTTTATCCTCAGTAACTATTTCCCATTCACCCCAATCACCTAAATAGCCAGATTTAGAAATACTAGTTGTAATAACTTGGCCGTCATCACATGTAACTTTCATTCGATGCTCATCAATTCGAGTAGCCTGATAAACATTATTTAGCTGAAGATTTGAAGGTAGACCTATGTCTCCAGTTACAGATTTAATCCTTACTTCCATCACGCCACCATTTTACAAATACGTTTAACTTCATGATTCAGCTCATCCATCGCTGAGCGACCTTCTTTGAAATACTTCAAAAGCATTAGCTTGTATCGCTCTTGAGCTGCCTTGTTCATCACACCTTCGTTGTTCACCATAAGGGTGGCTTTATTACCTTTAATCAGGTTTACGCCGTGTGGTGTTCCTCTTCCGCGATAACCTGCATTTACGTTGAAAACTACGAACTTTTCGAAAAGCTGTTGGGGTAGCAGCTTTGGTTCGAATAGAAATTCTGGAGTAGTCTGTTTCGCCATTAGAATGATTCCCCCAGTAAATAATTTTTCATGCTCTAACTCCAGTTTTAGACAATATTTCGATTTCTTGTTTAACTGCTTGTAGTTTTGCTGCTTCAATTTGAATAAGGGCATCTATGCCGAAGTGCTCACAAACCGTTTTCACGTCTAAGCCACGTTCAGCAATAAAGTTTTGAAGTTCGTCTCTTTGTTGATCTGAGATGCCGTTATATTCAGGGGGACTAATCCAAGTGCCACGTTGTTTATCAAACGTGCAATTCAATACTTTAGCTCTCATTAACATTGCTTGGCGCATGTTCTGGTAATACATGTGCTCTTTATCAAGCGATTCAGTTAATTGATTTAGATCACCGGCATGCTCAGCTTCTTCACAGCTTTGTTTCCAGTTTTCTAACTCTTCTTGAGCTTTAGCTGCTGCAAGTTGTGCCGGTGTTAAAGTGTTGATGTGTTCTTTTGCTTGAATGATTAGATCAGCCAAGAAAGTAGGATTAGCTTTTAGATCTGGTACCCATACTTCACCAGTTTCACCGCCTAATGCACCTGAGTTTTTCGCATGGTGTGAAGGGGATGGTTTGAAGTTTATTACACGAGCATTCTTACCTTCACCTGTAGTAACAGTGGTTAGATAACCCATAATGTCGGCAATGCGGTAAAGTTCATTACGGTTCTTACCGCCTAGATCTGGACGATAAATAATTTGATCCCCGTTTTGATCTTCTGAAGCATGAGCAATGAAAACAACATCTTTGCCAAGGCTTATCAAAGTATTGATGTATTGCTTAAAAGTTTGGTTTGCTAAACCTTGAGCTTTTAACTTTAAAGAACCATCTTTTTGACGGTTATTAGCAGTAAGTAAAAGATGAGTTTTAATGCATTCAAGCATTGCGCCCACGGTATCAATAACTACGGTTTTATATGGTGCAAGGTCTTGGGGAGTTAAGTTTGCAACATCGCTCCATTGTTGAACCTGTACAACAGCACCACGCCGTAATTCACCAGTACGATGAGCACCACGGTCAAAGTCGAAAGAAATTGCTTTTTCCGCAGTAAAGCCCATCGATGATTTACCTAAACCCGGATCGGCATATAGGTACACAATAATTGCTTGAACCAACAAAGTTTGGTCAGCAGTAATAATTGGTAGAGCCATTTTTCTTATCCTTATCTTGAGCCAGTGAAGCCGCGCTTTTGCTTGTAAGCTTTGCGGTCATAAGTAGAGATGTTGGTTTCACGCAGTTTTATTGCGAGTTGTTTTCTGCGTTGAAAATCAATTTCTTGAGAAATTTCATTCCATACTTTTGGATAATCTGTTTTGAACTTTTCAACATCCAAAGGTGTTTGAACTTCGTCTTTAACTTTATAAAGAACTGAGCCATTAGCATTTGACGCATACACTTGCCAGCCAATACGAACAGAGTAGAGGCTTGTTGAACGGTCAAGACCTAAGAAAGACTTATAACCGTCAGGGTGTTTTTTGAAGTTAGACATTCTCAGCCTCCCATCATCCAAGATGCTGCAGTTACAGCAATTACCCAGAGGATGAATGCAAGAGTAATAAACTTAATAAAGTCGATTGCATTCGCTTTGATGGTGGCGAAACGAGAAGGGCGCTGTTCTTCAACAGTAGGGTGTTGATATAAGCGTGATGTGGTTTGACTAGGAATAGGGTTTTGTTTCATACTTGCCTCGCGTTATGCAAAAGCACATCGGAAGGTAAGAGAGTCGATGTGCTTTTTTGTTGTCTACGAGATGAATATAAGAAAACTTAGTTTTTGAGTCAAGTGAAAATATAAGAATACTTAAATTAATTTTAAGATAACTTATTTTTCATGTTTTAATAAGCAAAAAGAAAATCCACCGTGGTGGTGGGTTGGATGGAGTTTGTTATGGATGCTAATAACAAAAGAAATAGTTGTTGTGCTCGTTTAGATATTTGGGATGAATCACCCATAACACTAGAGGGTGAGCTAAAACTAATAGTGCTAGAAGCACTTTATGCTGGAGAGTTAGATTTAAAGTGGAGGCGTGAGTTCTTTTCAAATGCAATTAAAAAAATAGAACAACTAGCTGGCCACCACCCAACACCTAAGCGTTCTTCTTGAGAGTAGTTGGGTCATGATAGGTAAGATTATGAAATTAGAAAATATAGTAATTATTGAAAACAGACTTTTCCAAAACTCAACTCAAATTTACCTTGAGAGCTTTCCATTTAATGGAGGTGAGTTTTATGTACCAATAGGTGACTACACAAAACCTATTGGCTATTTAAAGTTTAAGCAAATCTCTACGGCAGGCTGCTTTGAATTATCCGAATTAGTGTCCCTAGATTATCCCAACCCAAATCCACAATTTTCGTTGTCAGGTGTTTTATACTCTCGGAAGAAAGCGCTCGAAGCCCATCAATTAATTTGTGCTTATCAGCAGGCGGTAAGTCGGCTGCCATAATTTTAGATTCAAGAATAGCTTT